GCTAAATCTCCAATCTTGCCAAAGAATATTCTCTCAGCATTCATATCATCGACATTCTTGCCAAGTTGAAAGTATCCTCTAATCATTTTCTCGTGCGGTGCTATGTTTATGTTCATTTTTTTTTAATTTTTTATTTGCAATCTTCTACCAAAGTCATAAAGTGCGTTTATTATGTAAAACGCAATAGCGTTTATTACCGTGCTAGATGGCACAAAATCGGCTAGAGATAGTACGTGTGATTCATTGGATAGAAGCAGTATGATTGGAGCTAAATAGGTGATTAAAATAAACCCAAATAATGGTTTTAGAAACTCAATCTGATTCTCTATCCACTTGCTTTTTTCTTTTTTTGTTATTTTCATAATTCCTCACTTAAATATTCTTAATACTTTTTCAAGAAAAATACTAAATCGACTGCTCATTTTTATAGCCTCTTCTCTGGCTTCAAGTCTCTTTTCAAGGTCGTTGATTCGAGCAAGTAATGTTTCATTTTCTTTTTGTTGTTTATCTATAGCACCTCTAAGGGCTTCAATGTCTCGAATAAACTGTTCTTTTTCTTGATCATGTTTTTCTTGTTGTTTAGCGAGGTCTTTTTCTGCTTTTCTAAGCAGTTCTTCTACCGATAAAAGCCTTTCAATAGCTCCCATGATGTCGCTAATATCGCTTGTAGCAGGAAGAGTGAGTTTTTTAGCAAGAGTTTCAAGCAGTGTTTCATACTCTTTTTTCCTTTGATCTGCTTTTGCATTAGCGCCGTCTAAGTCTGATTGTAGTTTGGCAGCTTTTTTGAGTTCTGCTTGCCACTTATCCCAGTTGTCTTGATTTTCATGTCTTAGACTGACTAGGTCATTTTCTGCTTTTTTCCATTTATTCCAGTTATCAGTATTCTCTAAGTTTAGTTTGTCCCATTGTTCCTGTGTGTAGGTTTTTGGCATATCTGGTGGGTTTCCAACCCTTTTTTGTATTGGTCTAAGAAAGTGCGTAACATTCTTATAACTGTGTGATTCAAGTGTAACATATTTTGTTCTTGACCAGTTTTGGTCTACTGAATTAAACATCGACAATGTTGCCTTGTTATCTCGAACGATAGCGATGTGTCCTGATCCACCACCTACAGCCCCAGACCAGATAGCGATGTCGCCTACAATAGGTTTGAAATCAGGTGTATTTTTTAACACTTCAAACTCTTTACTACTAACTTTAGAGGGAAAATCTTTTGCGTTTGTGCCAATTACAGGGGTAAGTCCGAGTTCCTTGATGTATTGATTTACAAGATCAACGCACTGAAAGTGAGTATCTGTACCGCCAAAAGAGTGGTACTCTACCTGTTTACCAAGATACTTTTTGATAAAGGTATCAACAAATGATTGTAGTGTCATCTGTTACTTTCTCGCTCTATAAGACGATCAATTTTACTCTCTAGTTTTTGTATGTCTTTTCTAACTGGCTGTATAACTTCCTCAAGTACATCTTTTCGAACCGAAGTATCTTTGATTTCAATAAGTCCTGTTTCTGTCGCAGCAACTCGAAGATCAAGGGAAGCAAGAGCAAGACGAGTAGTGATATAAAAGCTGGCAATACCAAAAAACGAACCAACAAGCGAACTAATAAGTACGCTGATGACAACTTTTCTTGTTTCCTTAAATATTTCATTCATAGTCTGTTATTACTTATTTAGTTATTTAGTTATTTGTAAATTTCAGTAACTATAGTTGATCTTGCTCCGGTTGCAGAAATTGAAAGACCACTTGCATTTGTGCTGTTATGTATAACTCGTTGTAATTGTATTTGTCGTTGTTTTTGTGCCATGATTATATTTTCTTAAGATGGAATGGTTCCTAGTCTTATAAATGATGCATTTAAATATGTTGAAATGTTTAAATTTCCTCCAGAGCTTTGAAATACAAAAACCTCAACATAATCTCCAGCGACCATATCAATCATAGAAGATAGGTTCATGTGGGGAGCATTACTTGCTGAGTTTCCCCACTCAGACTGTGCGAATGTTGTTGATCCATTCTTTCTAAAAAGCAAAGCTCTCCTACCAGTTGAGTTTGAGGCAAAGTTTGCATTTGCTGTGAGAAGATATAATCCACCTTTTCCGCTTGGTACAGTCATTCTAGTATTGTTGTTGGTGTTGTCGTGAAAATTATGCGTGTCAAACGTTTCACTCGTATATTGAATTGCTGTTTCTGTGTTATGGCTAATAGATTGAGCGCTTGTTCTTAACACTCTAACACCCACAATGTTTGTGGAATTTGATTCATCTTCTAATAGTGATTTAACACAATCCCAGGTACTAGCGGTGCTGTTATACACAAACTCAATGTGTAAGTATTTATTTACAGTTGTTGTGGTGGGAAGCGTTGCATATCTTGGATTAAAAATTGCGTTCCAAGTTAATGCTCTAGCTGTTCCATCATCTTTTACTCTTATTGTTAAAGTATTTCCGTTTGTAGGCGTCCCGCTTGGTGCTTGAAAATTTGCTGCTACTGCAAGTGCTGTTATGTATAACTCGTTGTGTTTTCTATCTCCTGTTGGCGTTGGTGTCGCACTTGAGGTGATTGAGGTTTGATTTCCCACATAGTTTTTAACACTCTCGCTCGTTGGAACGGTAGTAGTTGAGGCTGTGGCGAACGTGTTGTCATTTAGTATAGCTGTACCACTCACACTGGTATTAATTACTGGACTTGTGAGTGTCTTATTAGTCAGAGTTGCGGTTGCTGAGTTCTTCGTAGCATCCTGAACATCGTTGTTGATATAGTCACGAATAAACTTAAAGCGCTCGTCACTCAAAAACTTTTTAGCCGCCAAAGAGGTTTGTTCAACCTGATTGTATTCTTCTAGTGATATAAAAGTTTTTTTGTTCATACAATTAGTTTACGCCGTACGCTTCCACATGTGAACCACAATATATGGTTGTAGGTTATTGTGAGCTCCATCACCACCTGTGTTTTGGTTGGTAGCTGTTGCAGGTTGGTTAGTTGCCGTAGTTGACCCTGTGTTTCCACCAAGATCTTGTCTTCGGTTAGAGCCACCAGTAGAGTTAGAGCCATCAGCTTGATAAGTGTTTTGAGTATGTGAATGGGGGTCCTGAATATGATTATGGGGGTTTTGGATGTGAGTGTGGGATGGCATCTCTGACACAGAGAGTGTGTGAGTTTTCGCACCACCAGTTTTTTCTACTGTATCAAATTCAGTTTGTCCTGAGTCGTAACCTACTAGGACACGACCAGCGCCGAAAGCAGTCCAAGTACCAAAGCCAAGCAGAGTTGCTGGGTTGGTGGCTACAACGGAGGTATAGATCGAGCCGACTGGATAAACCGCTGGGAGAATGTCTGCCAAAGAGAGAATGTCGTTGATTGACACTCCAGAGTCTTTAAGCTGCTCACTGTCGTCAATAGTAACAATGTTGTCTTCTATGCCTCCAGGTACTTCTCCCGTACCAGGGATTCCTTGGATTCCTTGCTCTCCCTGTGGTCCTTGTGGACCTTGCTCTCCCTGTGGTCCTTGTGGTCCTTGAGGTCCTTGCGGTCCTTGTGGACCTTGCGGTCCTTGAATACCTTGTTCGCCTTTTAATTCTATTTTTGCATTTTCTAGTGTAACAACACTAGAATCATCCTTTGTAAAAATAATGTCATTTTCGTCAAAATCGGCAGAAATAATAGATGGTCCAATTTCTCCCTGAATTCCTTGAATACCTTGAGGTCCTTGAGTTCCTTGTGGGCCTTGCTCTCCCTGAGGTCCTTGTGGACCTTGATCTCCTTTAGCACCAGTATTTATCATGGTTACAGTAAGCTGTGGTGGATTTACTATAGAAATACCAATGTTTGGTGTATCTATTATTTGTAAGTTTACGTCGTTCATTGTATTCTTTCTCTAGGCAACTCGTTGTGAAGCATCAGGAATAATCTCAATTTTAAAAATATTAGTGCTTGTTGGTTGCCCATTTTCAACAATTTGAATATCACAAAAATACTCGCCAGGAACAATATTCTTAGTATCATCATGCACAAACTCAAATACGGCATTTCCGCTTGTTGGGTCAGTAACGATTGCTGTCTTTTTAAGCACAGCACTTGAGTCTGTAGGGTCAAAAGGGATGATATTCTCTCTTAATTTTGCAGTAAAGAGGACTGATTTACCTGTCAGATCAATTCCTGTTGATACCTGCAAGTTTCTTCTATCTCCTCTAATAATAGTCCAACTAATTTGTTTTGGAAATTTAAATGCCATTTTGCCTCCTATACGATTTTTCCTAAATTATATGTCCCATCATTCTCACCCATAACCTCTTCAGCATTACCCATATCGCCCATCATTTCCTCAGCTCCTGGTGCTTGAGGCATTTGTGGCTGACTCATCATTTGGATTTCTTGTTGGGATTGTAAGAATGCCATGTGTTTCTCTACATAACTTTCAAAAAGTTGTTGTATTTCTGGAGTATAGGTTTGAGCATTTTCAGTAAAATGCATATCAGCTAGTTGAATAAGCTCTAAGTGAGCGTCTCTAACCTTAATTTCTGGCATTTGACCACGCTCTAACATAAGAATATCTCTCTTGCTCTTCTCATCAACCGAAACGACAATGTCTGTTATGTTTTGCATATCTGGAGTTGAATCAATAAGAGCTTCCACTAATGGGGCAATGTCAATTTGTACTGCTCCTTGTGATTGATTTTGTATATTTTGCAAAATAGTAATAGAGTTTTGAATAGATGCTTGTCTGCTTGCTGGAGATTGTTTAGTGAGTCTTTCTGGGTTTACTCTGACTTTGAAGTTAGCACTTATTTGATCTGGAGTAATGTGAACTAACTCAGAAACACCTCTTTTGCCTGTTATCATAAAAGTTTGTTCTTCAGTAACATATTGAGCATTTAACTCAAGGAAATCTTCTGCTAAAACTTTAATTACCTGCTCACCAAACAAATCCATAATCATAGTCATGTTGGTGTCGATGTTTTGGTCAATAATCTGAGCTCCTCTAGCAGTCTGGTTAATAGCCTTAGATGTATGAACCCCAGAGCTATATAAAGATGAAATACCAGTAGCTTTTTCAATTCTAGTTGCAACTTCTTGAGCCATGTTCATGGTTGAGCGAGAGTTATCCATAACTCTAATTGGTTGGATTTGATTAGGATCTCCTACAACACGAATAACTCCATCAGCTCTAGTTCTAAACATCCAGTCAGGAGTTTGTGCGGCGGGAGTTCCTGCCACCCACATTTGGAATGTACCCTGTCTAATGTTAGTTAGTCCTAAGTTAAGTAGTTCGCTAGAGGCAATTTGTAAGTCAGCGAATGTGTCTACAACCGACAGGGGGAAGTAATTATCATCTTCTGGGAATGGGGTGAAGTCAAAATCTGGATAATGTCCGTGCCAGTATTTATTATTAGTATCATTATTTACAATCTTTTCTTGGAAATCGTTACCAGAGAAGGGAAGATAAAAAACATCTCCCTCTTTCGTGTGCATACAGATCATAGCAACATTCGCACTCCTAAACGCTATGTCTTCTTTACTAATGTTTGATTCATCAGGAAAATCCATTTGGTAATCAAGTAGTTTCTTCTCAACACCAGACTCCTTTAAGTCTTTAAGCCACTTTTCATTCCAGTATGGTTTTTGGCCCATTTCAAGCAAATACTCATTTTCATCTAACATCTCTCCCACATTCATTTGTATAAGTTTGATGTAGTAGGGTTGTTCCCTAAGAGTTGGGATGTTTTGGTTGGGAACGAGTATGTCTTCAAAGCGAACAAACTTAGCATCCGCTCTATTTACAATATCCCTCATTACTTTGGTTCGAATAACATTTCCCTCATCATCAACATCTTCTATTTTAATAGCTTTTTCATACTTCCAGCCAGTTGAGGCATATCCCTTACCATTCATGTAGGCTGAGTAGTTTATTCTATAAAAAAGAGTTGTAGCCATAATCTCGCCAATTTCCCAGTCGAGATATTTTTGATTTATGTCTCTTGTTTCATAGTGGTATTCGTTTGTTGGATCAAGCCTAATTCCAGAGTTAGCTATATTAGAGCGAGCAAGGTAGTTTCTCATTACTGGGAAGGTGTGAGGGTCAGTTAAAGCATAGTCGCTATCATCCATCTTTGGATAATAATTACCAGCATACAAAGCTCTGTTTAATTGTTTAGCAGCAAAAATAGGATCTGTTAAATCCTTCATCTTCTGGTAGCGAAGTTTAATAATCTCTGGGATTTTTGTTGCCATAATGTCTTCCAATAGGTACAGTATTGCTATACTAACAGTATCTCTATTTTATTTGTTTAAGGTAGTATTTCTGTGCTTATTGACAATAATGGCAGTCTTTTGCTGTACTCTTCTTTTGATGACCATATAGCTCTCTTTAACAATCCCCATAGTTTTTGCAAAACTTTTATGGTCTATATTATGACCATATTCTCTTACGATACAAAAAAGGAATACTATCTTCTCTCTGTCTGAGAGATTGCTTAATATGTCTAAAAAGAGAATCTCAAAATCAAGCTCGTCATACAGTGCGTTATTGTGATAAAAATTATCAGAGACATCAAATTGTTCGCCTTCCTCTGTTTCCATCTCTGAAAAGTTATAACTCTTTGGAACATAAATTAACTTATTTTTAGCAGCTTTGTTTTTTTTACGAACAACTCTCTGATCAAAATCACTACCAGTAATCTCTTTGAATAGTCTTTTATATCCGTCCATAAAAGTCTTTCTCTATTTGAGCGCGAACTCTTTTTTTTATTTCTAAAGACTGTCTGTTTCTACTACCAGCCTTTTGTCTGTAATACAAAAGTGTGTTTGCTTTTTTGAAGGTGTGTTCCTTGCTTGCTCTAAGCCAGAAGTCCCAGTCTTCAAACACAGGTAAATCTCTAAACCCGCCCAGCTTGTCATACATAGACCTAAAAATCATACTTGTTACGGGTATATCTAACTTTTGAGATAAGAGTTTTTTTTGATTTAACTTAGCTGGTGCTTCACTTAGTATTGGTCGCTCCATCTCTCCAAATAGTAAGAGGTTTGGATATGCAACATCACACTTGGTAATCACCTTGCCACACTGCTGAATGAAGTCTAAACTCAAGTAGTCATCAGCATCTACAAATAGTAGTAATTTCCCAGTAGAGTTTTTAACCCCCATATCTCTAGCCCTAGCAACACCAGAGTTTTTTGGCATTACAATAGAAAGTACATTCCTGTAGGTGGGGCGATTCCTTGAACAATCATCAACAAAGATAATTTCCTTTGGTGCGACAGTCTGCTTGAAGATAGACTGCATACATTGTTCTATCTCTTCAGGGAGCTTGTTGTAGTTAGTGACAATCACTGATAGGTCAGCCTGACTCATGTTAGTCTTTTTTCCTGCTGTAAATGGCAATAATTTTTTTATTCATCTCGATCTGTCTTTCTTTCATCTCTTTTAAGGTTTCTAAGAAAGCAGTAAGCATCATGTGAATATCAATCATTAGCTCTCTTTCTGTTTTTTCTAGGTAACTCATACTACTCCTTTTCTGTGTCATGATGACACTATTTATAACTTCTATTAACTAGCATTGATTTATTAGTAATAAACCTACTTGTCTTAGCCCAATCTGGTGTTTCTCTCACCTCAGATACATAGTTCTCAAGATTTACGCACAAATACTCAGCCGATGTTGCAAAGTGAGAACTAAGATTATGAACTGGTTTTCTAAAAGTAGCACTCGTTTCATGGTCTTCGTCCCATGTTTTCCAACGATACTGTTTCATCATATCTAGCATGACGTAAGTACGCTCGCCCTCATTTACCTCAATACCCCTATTAAAATAAGTTTTAGTCGTTTTGACTCGATAATCAATAGTGTTCTTTTTAGTGTAGATATTGACATGAACTCCGATTTTAGCCAATTTATCTCTATCAGACTCCTTATCGGCATTGCCCGATCTTTTAATAATAGAAGGGTCGCCAAAATGAATAGCATGGGGCAAGTCCTTTAACTCTTCAATAGCTTTTAGATGGTCTTTGGTGTAGTTATAAACAGTATCTATTGGCTGTCCGAATATTGGAAAAGAGTATTCTATTGGCTCATCTTCATAGAAAAAACAGTCAATAAGTCTTAATCGATTGTTTTTAGGATTTATCTGCCAGAATCCAAAAACAGTTCCATCAAGTCCATAATCACCAGAGCAGTACAGAGGTTCACCTTTAATATAAGGATACTTGCCATACTTAGCTCGTTCTAACTCTGGGTAGATTCTGCCTTTAATGGATAGTCCCCAGTCCATCATGATTTCACGATTAAAGTCTTCCTCGCCACGTCTCTCTTTTTCTGCTTCCAACCATTTCTTTTTACTCTTTTCAGGATGTAAGCTAAAAGGAACTTCAATAATTTTAATTTTTTCTCCATCAAGCCCAAATCTCAGTCGTTTTGCCTTGCTTGGTTTTTCTCCAGGGGTAGTAACAACAATACGACACCGAGTGGTGTCTGCGGTTGCTCCCCAGACTCCATACGCATTGTCCCAGAAAGCAAACTCATCTAAGAGAATACAAGTAGCTCGACCACCACGACTAAAACTGGCATTACTAGACTCACCCGAAAGTGTGTTGCCATTCTCAGGATTTGTTAGCGACATATAAGTAAAGTGCCTATCACGCCTAAAAGTGTCTGGAATCATGAATGGGGGGAGTCTGGTTAGCATATAGTCTATTTTTCCAAACAAACTCATATCTTTATTACCCACAACCCTTCCTCTGCGGTTATCTACATACTCCTCTTTACGAGAACCTAAAATAGCACTAAATCCAGGGCGACTTAGCCAAAGCCAAAGAAATAATCCACATATAACATAAGAGACTCCCATTTCACGAGTTTTATCTATAAAAATATCCTCACCATCTTCAATAGCTTTGAGAACTTGGCGAATCAATCTGTTTTGGTAAGGGTAAGTAGCAAAAGGTATTTCAGAGGGTGTTTGTTTTGGATTGTATATTTTAAGAAATGTATTAAAGAAAAAAATAGGGTCTTCCATTGCATTCGCTTTCATTTCCTCGAATGTTTTTTGAAGCTCCCTCATTTCTCTGGGAGAAAGTTTTGGCAGGTTTGAATCTAAATTCACTCCTTAATAGTACAAACATTTTAAGAGAAAATCAAGCAGTTATGTTACCTAACTGCTAATAATAATTTACTGTTTAATTAACAACTAAAAGTAATCTTTACTTTTCTAACAAGTCTTCGGGGTGCATCGAACCTCGTCATATAAATCGTTAGGAACTTAAAAGAAAGAAAGGATTATTATGAACGAGTTTAATACTCAAGACGAATCTATGGATGAGTCAGGGGAGTTTGAAGAAACTACCAATGACGAATTTGAAGCAGATTCAGAGGATGAAGAATTTCAAGAGAATCAAGAGGAAACTCTAGACTCTCAGGAAGAAGCTCAGGAAGAAACTCCACAGCTCACTGAAAAGGGAACTAAACTAGACCCAAATCCCCAATCAGCACTTCATCAACAACTTGCCAACGAGAGAAGAGCAAGATTAGAAGCAGAAGAGAGGATGTTAAAAATTGCCCAGCAATTTCAACAAACTCAGACTCAACAACCGCAGGAGGAGCAAAAACCATTTTTAGAATTGGATAAGCTCAAAACTCCAGAAGACATTGTAAATGCGTTTAATCAACTTCACTCAATGGTCAATCAGTCTGTGAGTAGGGCAGAAAAGCTTGAGCAAGTTTTACAACAAAATCAAGCTCAAAGCCAAGAGTATTTAAATCTCTCGAATTTCTCAGCAGAAATTGCGGAGGTAAGAAGCTCTTACCCAGAACTCGATGAGAACAACAAAGAGTTTTATAACAAGGCGTTAGACTCAAGTCTAACAAAAATGTATATGAACTCTGCGTATGACTCACAAGGAAGGTTGTTAAGCAACAGACCATCTTTTAAACAATTTGCTGATTATTACATGGAGGGCATTAGACAAGCTCAACAGGTAGGCTCACAACGAGCACAGACAAATGTGCAACGAAAGGTGTCTGGAAAAATAGTAACAAGTCAAAAACCAACGAAAGGAGTACCAACTTCTCTTTCTCCTGAAGCCTCATTGGCCAGAGAAATGGAAAGAATGGGCTTTTAAGTTGAAGAAAGGTATGTATGCAAGCATATTACGGACAGAGAAATACAACCTCTGCGAGTGAAAAAGAACTCTATATAAATATAGAGAAAAATGTACGCAAGTTTCCAGCTATGCGTCGAGAAGTAGTACAAAGATTAGATGGCTCAGTCTTCGAGAAAGACGTTACATCTCACCGATACGATTGGTCAATTCGTCCAAACCGACCAATGCGAGCTAAGTTGGCACAAGCTGTTTCACAAGCAGCAACAACTCTTATTGTTGATACCCCAGGTGTCTTCAATGTGGATGATGTTATCTCTCTTGGAGGTCAGCAGGCTCGTGTTGTAGTAGTTACTGGTGGAGACACTCTAACTGTAGCAGCGCTTCCTGGAGAAACACTCCCAGCAAGTGATATTGGAACTGATGTCTTTATCATTTCTGGAGGTACACCTCATGGTAAAAAAGCAGACACCATGGTCACAACTGGCTATGAAGATCTGTTTAACTATGTAGGTAACTTCGAGGATGTGGTAGACATCTCAAGCACCGACCATGCTTCTAATGTACGAGGACGAGAGAACTCTGCAAAGTTGATTACCAGAAAACAAATGGAATTAACTGAGAAGTTACAACGAGCTATCGTTTTTGGTAAACGCGCCAAAGACAACGCTCAAGACATTACTTACATGGGTGGTATGAAGAACATGATTGATCTTTATGCTCCTGAGAATGCCTTAGACTTCGGCGGATCCGCAATATGGAGTGGTTCTAATCCAGACCGTGCAGTACAGGAAAAATTGGATGAAGCATTTAGAGTTATCTCTGAAAAAGCATTCAAAAAACCTGTAATGTGGGTGTCAGAGCGGTTTATGAACAAGTTTAAGTACATTCAAACTGGTAACACTTACACAACTAACGCAACTCCTGAAAAAAGAGGTATTGGTGTAGTTCGTAAGTACGACACTAACGTTTTTGGATCTGTTGACGTTGTGCAATTACAGGGGCTTGATGGCTTGATGGACGACTTCATCTTCGTAACAGATGAGTCAGACATCGGTTACAAACCACTTGTAAGCTGGAGAACATACCCACTTGCTAAAGAAGGGCAATCCTACCGATGGCAGGTTGAAGGTATCTATACCTTCATGATGGGTATTCCTCAAGCTCATGTGTATTTTTATAACCTAGGACTTTAATAAAGCCTAAGAAAGGAAACGTATGACAAACGAAACTAACGGTATAACCTCTTTTGTACTAGGCACAGAAGAACTTGGTAATCGAGCAATGGTTGTCTTAACAGACGCAGAGGCTTATGACCTTGATCCTGCAACGATTGCATATAAGACCGATGCAACAAAATTCCCTTATCCAACTTCTTAGTAAGTTGCAAGAGAATAAAATTAGAGGGAGGTCGAAAGGCCTCCCTCTTTTTTTAATGTTTATTTACCTAAGACCTCCAAATCTTTAATACTAAAGGTAAAGGACTCTCATGCTTCTAACCAATCAAATCACTGCAACGCTTTTACAAACACTAGAATTTATGGCTCCCTCTGCTGGTGGATCTGTTCCTGAGGCTAATAGTGATGAGTACAACCAGTGGGTGGGTTGGATTCAACAAAAACAACAAGAGTTTGCTGTCAGAGGATTTTGGCGAAGATGTTTGACTCGTGAGGAAATAGTTGTGTCAGGTGACACAACAGTGCTTCCAGATCGTTTTCATAAACCTAACGGACTGTATGTATTACAGGCAACAAACAGCAATGGTGAGGTTGAGGATTGGTGCGACCCAGATAATAAGAAGGTCTCAGTAGAGATGATTAACGATCCAGAAGATAGTGATTTTGGAAAATGGCAAATGCGGTTTCCAGAGCCAGTACCACAACAGACAGTTGTTATTTGGTACTTTGCTAACCCGCCAGTACCCACTCAGGAAAGCGACATCTTACTTTTACCAGGAGATATGGTTGGGTTTGCAGCACTAAGCGAGTATTTTCGCACTACTGGAGCGGAAGGATCTCAAGATGATGCCCGTGCTGAGGGTGAAAACAGATTTCAAGAATATATTTCACTAGAGCTTATTCCTGATAGGAGTGAGCTTATTACGGTTAGTAGGAAACGCATAGATAGAATTGCGTATCAAAAACAGTTTTACTACAGACCAAATAGACATACACAAGGTTGGTAATAAAAGGATAGCACCATGCAGCGTCCCTTAGCTAAAAAGCGTAAAAATCCCCAGATTAAAAGAGGTGGTTCTGCTGGGTTTAGGGATGGTTTGAATACCTTAGCTCACCCATCTTCTCTAAAAGACTCTGAATTATCTGAGTTTATAAATGGTGTCTATTCACAGTATGGGACGCTTTCAAAAAGACTTGGTTCTACTATTTTAGGAAACACCGCAGAAAATGCTACTAAGATTAATACCCTACAATCTATTTATAGCGTTGATGGTATTGATAGGCATTTTCGTATTTCAGATAATGGAAAACCAGAAGTATTTTCATTTACCAACAACACATGGAGTTACTTCTCTGGCACTGCTCCACAAGGATACACTGGTTCTAGCCCATCTTTTAATAATGGCGTGCCTACATTCAACACCACAGTTAAAACACATATCAAAAGACTTGGAAAAGCAATTTATTTTCTAAACAGCGAAGATCAAATGTGTTACTGGCTTAATGGTCAGTGGTATGTATGGAGTCCAGTTGCAGATCCAACAACAAAGCCTACAGTAACAAAGACTGGCTCTGGGACTGGTTCTCAAAACTGGTTCTACTACTTTGTTTGGTACAACGAGGTTGGTGGAACGCTCCCCTCTCCTAGCGCTGATCCTGCGGTAGACCCAAATGGAACGGGCTATAGATCAGGTATGCCTAACACACTAAATGATACTACATACCTGACGGTTACACTACCAACTCCACCAGCAAATGCGGTAAAGGTTGGTATTTACCGATCAAATACTAAAGGCATTGGATATTATGTTACCTCAATCGATGCTACTACAACTACCTATATAGATAAGGGACAAGACAATTTTGATCCATTTTTTGGACTTCCTGAGAGAAATGATACAAAAGGACAGCAATTTAGGTTGGTTGAGGTTTATCAAGATAAACTTATTGGTGTTACTAAAGAGTTTGGAGATGAGTATTTAGCTTGGAGTGGTGAACCATACACATCACCATCAGGTACACCTTCATTTGCTATAGAATGGGGTGGTGGATACATTCCTTACCGATTAGGTGAGGGAACAAAGATTAACGCCATAAAAGTACATATTGCTTCCAATGAAGATAGTCTGTATGTCTTTAAAGACAGTTCATTTGGTCAGTTTAGATTTAACGAGCTTGGTGGGCAGGTTAGAGATATTAACATTGCTGTTGGATCACTCTCACAAGAGAGTCCTCATATTGCGGGGAACAACCTTCGTTTCTGGAGCAGAGATGGTGCTGCGAGTGTCGGAAATGAGGCTAACTATGGAAACATTTTAAGATATTCAGTCTTATCACTTAGAGCATCTGGAATCACTGAGCGAGTAACTGCCGCAAACCTTCCCCAAGTATGTGGAGTATATTTCAAATCACTTTCAATCTTTGCTATTTCAACAACTCTTGCAGGAGAAGGAAATAACGCTTGTTTGGTGTATGACGAGCGGTATAACTCATGGGTGCTGTGGACAGGCTTGTTTGTGAATACATTTGCTAAGATGATTAGTCCTATTGATAGGGTGGAGAGACTCTACTACGGATCAAATAAGACTGCAGATGTGGTAGAGATGTTTAAGGGTAAAACAGACTACGGCACTACAGGAACAAATGGAACAAAGGTTACTCTTTCTATCACCACTAAACAATACGATATGAATTTGGCTGATAAATTTAAGAAGTTTGATAGAGTGTCGTTTGTATTTGGATCGCTTAGTGGTCAAAATACAACAATAGGCGTTTCCTACCTAGACGAAAAAGGACTTACTGTTTTGCCAAGATACAAAGTGGACACTTTAGTATCAAATAGTGGTGTTGAGTGGGGACAAGCTGAGTTTGGAATGTTGCCCTTAGATCAAGAAGTTGAAAATAACTCTATCGTCAGATATTTCAACCTAAAACAAAAAGATATGTTCTGGGTTAAGTTAAACATCCAAAATGACGGACTTAATGATGAAATGAGTTTACTTGGAGTATTTATTTACTACAGTGATTCTGGAAAACAAATCAGCCACAAACTAAGAATTAAGAGACTAGCAATTACCTAATTACATTAATACAAGGAAAATACAGATATGCAAACAGCCAAGGCCAATGACACTTTCACAAGCTCGCTTCGACAAACATGGATTGCAGATCCAGCAGACTCGACAATACAGGTAACAAAGATACCTTCTAATTTACCAACTATTGTGGTAGCTGGATGGAATCAGTCTAATCAAACCAAGTTTTATGTTACTGGTGTTTCTGGCGACTCACCCGCTAATTATTCTCTTACAGGAGTACAGGTTATTTCTGGAGGACTACAAAATCTACCAGAGGGTACTCCAATCAATTATGTGATTGTTGAGGAATACTTTAATCAATACGCTGATGTGGTTAATGATGACTTTATTAGGCTTGAAGATAGAACTAACGATCCAGATACTCCTACTAGCGGTAAGGTTATCTTTTATATGAAAAATGGAGTGCCATTTTCTATTGATGATAGTGGCACGGTGACACAACTTGGATTTAGTTCTCATGAATGGATTACTGTTGCTGACGCTCCTACTATGAACTTTGATCTTTCTGAGCCAGTAAAAAAATTAAAGTTTTTAACTGCTCCTTTAACTGGAAATAGAACCTTTACTCTTTCTAATATGACTGAGGGTATGGTTTTTATGATCCGCACCCGCCAAGATGGAACTGGAAATAGACAACCAGTTTGGTTTTCAACCGCAAGTGGGGTCGTAACTATAACGATTGCTAACCCAGCAGTCGTAACAACCACTTTTGACCTAAGAACTGGTACTCCAATTAAGTTTACAACCACAGGAGCTTTACCATCCGGCTTGACTTCTGGAACTACTTATTACTGGATTAGAACGAGTGCTACTACTGGTAATTTAGCTACTTCTAAAGCTAATGCCTATGCAGGTACGACTATTACTACAAGCGGCTCTCAATCAGGTGTTCACACAATGGCGGTTCAGATTATCTGGGCTGAGAATGAAGTGGGTCAGTGTTCTAGTTCGAAGTGGGATTATGATGACTTTATCTTTACAGCAATAAATAACATTACTTGCACAGGGATAAAAGTAGCTAGCGAAATGTAGGGAAGATAAAATGAGCACGCAGTTTAGAAGTGACGACACGCAAAAATGGTGGCTTGGCTTTGGAGATAGCTCTGATGGAGTATATTCTTCCACTGGTAACGCTACTGACGCTCCTGTGGACTCATCTTGTTCTGGGACTGCTGGGTCTACTTCACTATCTGCTACAAACGCTTCTTTCACCGCTTTGAAACCTGTTTTAATTCATCAGACAAGAGGAACTGGTGCGGGTAATTGGGAACTCAATCAGATCCAATCTTATACCACTGGTACGATTACACTCAAAAAGCCACTTCAGAATACCTACACTGACTCAGGTGTTTCACAAGCTCAAGTCATTCAACTTAAACAATACTCTAGTTTTACTCAAAACTCTGGTCATACGCTAACCGCTAAGGCTTGGAATGGAGATGTTGGGGGAATAATAGCTTTCTTGTGTAAAGAAACGGTAACTATAAATGGGACTATTGATATTAGTGGGTGTGGATTTCTGGGCGGAGCTCCAGGCACATCCCCTGGTTCTGGACAAACTCAATCTGGATTTTCTGGTGAGTCACATAACTCCGTTCAAAATGCTAATGGTGGTGGCATTGGATCTTCAAACGGCGGTGCTGTTTCCCCAAATACTGCTGCACAATTTAATGCTGGTTCTGGTGGGCGTGCTTCAAGAGGAACAGATGCAGCTTCTGGAGGTGGTGGCGGCGGACATAGTGCTAGTGGTTCAAATGGGGTAAGCGTTACTACTTCTCCAAGTTACAATGGTGGTTATGGTGGCGGTACTGGTGGAAATAGTGGTCTTACTACAATGATTTTTGGTGGTGGGGCAGGAGGTCCTGGTGGATGGCACGATGCTGGGGCTGGAACGGCAGCAAATCACTATGGAGGAAAAGGGGCTGGTGCAATGATTTTAATTGCTAAAAACATTGTTATTAATGGATATTTATATTCAAATGGAGCTAATGGGGCAAATGGTGGTAATGCAAGAGGTGGTGCTGGAGGAGGTGCTGGTGGATCTATTTTATTAAAAGCTGTAAATGCAACTCTTGGGACAACAAGAGTGACTGCAACTGGAGGTAGTGGTGGGTCTGCAAATGGAAATGGAACTGCTGGCGGAGCTGGTGCTGTTGGTCGTATTCACCTAGACTACTCAGGCTCAGTTACAGGCACAACAAACCCCACACTATCAAGTAGATTTGATCCTACAATCAAACCTAAGAGTGGTGGGGGCATACTTTACACCAACTTTTTATAAAAAGCTCACACAGCCTTTCTAATACAAAGAGCCGCCCTCAATGTTACGAAAAGGCGGCTCTTTGTATGTAACATTGATACCTTAATTTAGTATAACATACAGCAATCTGTTACCTAAAGCAATCATTATGATTATTCTATGATTAAGCAACTTAGAGTAAATAACATATTATAGAAAAAGGAAAACTGTTATGTTAACACCACGACCAACAAATCCCCCAATCGCAAGAGGATTAACTTCATACATTCAAGGGTCTAGTTATACTGATCCACGGTACGCAAACTATCAAAATCAAACACCAATGACTAGCGTCTCTAATCAGGTAAACGCATACGGGGCTCCACTTTATAGAAATAGTGTTTTGGGAGCTTCGAATGGTCAGCCCATTGTAAAAACTAATCCTATGACTGGTCAGTTCTTACAACCAGTACCAACCCAACAACAACAGAGCGGCGGTGGCAATACTCGTGTTGAAGACCGTAGTGGAATGTTTTGGGATGCTGCCGATGGCTGGAAACAGATAAACGATTCTCAAGAAGATACTCGAATGGAACAGATCAACAGAATGATTGCTAGCAGATTAGATGAGCTTCGTGGAAATAGGAATTCAGCACTAAGTATGGTAGACAACATTCTTAAAGCTATTGATGATAAGAGAAAAGGCTTCACAGAACAAAAACAATTAGCAGATGATGAAAATTACGCTTCATATAATAACGCTCTTAATGCTATGCAAGGAGCAGCTCGTGGATCTGACGCTGCGACCACAAGACGAATGTTGGCTAGTGGGGTTAGTGGTTCAGCACTCGATGAAGCTCTAAGAAGAAATGAGGGACAACGATCAGCTCAACTTGGAAATGTATCTGCTGTACAGCAAAAGAATCTTGGAGCTAATCAAGCACAATTTAACGAAAGAAATAACTGGGCTGACGACCAAGTTGCTTCTGCTAACTGGAACAAAGGTGAGATTGAAAGACAGTACGCGCAAGCGCAAAGAGCTGTAGGTGAGGAGGGGTTAAATACATTACAAAACTTACTGATAAACGCTCAAAACAACAGAGCTGCGCTAGCTGCAGCGCTTGCTGGAATTAATAACCAAAACTTCCAGCGGTATGTTAATGAGGGATATGGAAAAGACTTTACTGAAGGACTTAGTGGCTTAGCTAATCCCATAGTTTCAGCATTCGGTAGACCAGGAAATGAAAACACTAATTTCGCGCTTGAAGGTAAGAGTCAATTAGATCAAGATAGGCTACTTAGAAGAAGACAAGCTGGTTTATTATAGTCTTCTAAGATAGAGGGCTATATGTTACTTCTTGAAAGAATCAAACAAAAAGCTATAGGAACAGCGCAAGCTATTGGTAATTCTATAAGTAACTTTGTTGGTAATGCACGCCAAAGCGCTATTGATAGAAACCAAGCTATTGCGCAGAATTTTAGTAACTGGCAAGCTCAAAATAGAGCTAATTTTGCTCCTGGTGGTTCTATAGACACTGCTTTTAGACAATCTCCACTAGCTCAAAGAACCGCAGACGCGCTTCTTAGTTTTGGCGCTGCTAATATTCGTGGTCAGCTTGGTAATAGTGGTCTTGAAAAATACCTTCCAGAAAAATATGCAGAGGTTTCCTCATATAGACCAAAAACAACTGCTGGTCAAATTACTGCCCCGCTTGGCACTCTTACTGGGTATGCAATGGGAGTTCCAGGGAAAATAGCTGGTGGAAACATTCCTCTTATGGCTAGAAACGCCGCTATTGGCGCCGCTTTTGGTGGTGGTTCTTCTGCCATTGGCGATCTAATACAAAGACAAATACCAAGTTTAGATAGAGTGCGTGAGGGTGCAATACAAGGAGCTGAGGGTTCTTGGATCTATCCACTTACAAACCCCGTTGCAGATAAACTTTTGAAAGTAGGAAGTAAAGCTATCCCAGGACTGAGTAGTCTGACTGATGATGCGCTGAGCGCTTCTGGAAATGCTATTAAACAAGGAACTTTTAATCAGATAGTAAGACAAGCTCCAAAACAGATTGTAAAAGGTGCGATCAGAGAAGCTGCTGAAACTCCGCTAGAAACAGCATACTTTGCGGCTCAAGACACTGCTAAGGGTGGTGGTGGGTACGCACAAAACTATAGAGATCGCTTCCTTTCAGACCTACTCTCTAATGCCTTAATTGGTGGCGTGCGACAAGGTGCAGGTTTAGCTCCAAAAGTAATTAAAACAGGTAAAGCAGAAATTGACGCTGATATAGATAGAAGAGCTGCAGAATTGGGTTTAACCAGAAAACAATATTTACAAAGGGGAGCAATTACTATTGGCGATGGTAAAAAACCCACCGATCCTCTCATAGAAGAAGCTAAGAAGTATAAGAGTGCTGAGGAGTTTGTGAATAGCCAAACAAAAAATAAACTTTATCATGTTTCTGAAAACCCCAATCTAAAAATTGACCCAAATTACTCACCAAAACAAGGACAACTTGGAAAAGGATTTTATGTTTCCAAAGATAGTGAAACATGGCGTGGCGGTCAAATTGGTAAAAGAGACTATGTTTATGAAATAGATGCTAAAGATTTAAGAATAGCGGAAGATTATCCAACTCGTTCAGAGTTAATAAATTGGGGTAAAGATAGGGGATATTTTGAATATAAAACAACCAGAAAACCAAACGGAGAAATTGTTTATTTAAGCGGCACAAAAAAACCACACAAAAGCTGGCAAGAGACGGAAAAAGCAAAGAAACTTATGACATATAAAGACCCCATGACTGGGGATATAATGTCTGGTTTAGAGCAACAATATCTAAAAGATAAAGGTTATGATGGAGTAAGTGCATCATATTCGCCAGATGGCGAGCAATCTGTTATTTTTAATTATGATAAGATAAAAATTAAACCAGCAAAAACCAAATCCCAACTCATCGACATCTGGAACAAAGCACAACAAACCCAAATCAAACCTCAAGAGAATAATACTAAGCTCAAAACCATTGATGAGGTATTAAATCCTAGTAAAATAGAAGAAAAGCAAGTCAAATCAGTCATCAATCCTGCTGATAAAGAAGCAATTAAGACTACTATTAAAGCTGGTAAGGCTGATTTTGATGCAAACGCCGATAAAGTTGCCGCTGAGTTAGGATTGACAAGAGATCAATACTTACAAAGGGGAGCTATTACTATTGATGGAGGGAAGAAAAAAAAGCCGACTAAGCCTACAACTGTAGAAGAAATACTCCAGCCAAAAACAACCAACTTAGTAGCAGAGAGGGTGAAAACTATTCTCGATTATCTTCCAGATTACAAAAAGGAACTTCAAGAAACTCTTAAACAATCAGAAATAATGATGAAACAGTATGATTTGATTAAGAAATCAGGTCGGCTCGTTCCTGATAAGAAAGCACTTAAAGAGGGTATTAAAGAAACAAAAATAGAACTAGCTAAGGTGTCTAGGGAGATAGAAAAACTATTAAGTAATGCTAAAAACACAAAAACTGATTTCATTTCTACGCCTAAAGGTATAGTTAAACCTAAAGTGAATATTGAATCAACCAAGCAGATTGAGGACTTACTAAACTTAATAAATAAACCCGATTTAAAAGTAGCTGATAACCTTCAACTTCCCGCTCCTAAAACTCTTAGCCTTCCACAGCCAATAAGAGATGTCACGGTGACAGAGTATAAAAAACTAGCGGAAAGTGGCAGTAATTTAGATGGTGTTCGTAAAGTTGTTGTTAAAAATGCTAATGAGGCTAGGGATGCTCTAAAAGCTGGTGTTCCAGGGAATAAAATTGAGATACTCAAAAAGGCTCAAAAGTCTGGTAAAGAAATGTTCGCAGGAGAATATGGTATATCAAAAAGAATAGATCAAGCGGACCAAGCTCTTAAATTAGTCGCAAAACAAGCAACTGGAGGTGATATTTATACACGTAACTTTGTAGAAAGAATTAGAGCATTGCCTAAAGTCCTTGGTGGAGCATGGAATGATGTTAATAAACAAGCATACGCTCCATTCAAACAAGCCAAGGGAGATGCTGCTAAGTTTAAAACAGAGTTTAACCAAAGAGCACAGGCTATAACGAAAGCCTCTGCTGGTTCAAAAGAATCAGAGTACATTCATAAGTTTGGTGAGGGTATCGTTGATTACGATAAGCTAGTTAAAGAGTTTGGAGAAAGTGGTGCAGAGAGAATTAAAAAAGCAAGCGTTGAGTTTAAAAAACTATATCAAGATGGTTTAAAAACAATCAATGATAGAAGGATTGCAGATGGTTTAGAACCAATTAAAGAACGTCAAAATTATTTCAGACACATTGGAGAGATGAATAGTGGATTTTGGGAGTCTTTAGCAAGCAATAAGCCCACAGGCTCTACTGGATCATCTATTGCCAAACAAAGAAAAGGCGAAGAAACTATTTACGACGCTGTGGGTAACTATAGTAATTGGGTAGAGGCTGCTGGTAAGAAAGGATTTTTAGAAGCACCTGCTAAAAACTTTGCTAGAGTAACTGACATCCTTGAAAAGAATGGAGCTAATCCAAATGCTGTTAAATATTTAAGGGATTTAACAGATGAAATAGCTGGTACAAAAGTGGAAGAAGACCTTGGAGAGATTGGGAACATCGTTGTAAATAGTGCTGACGCTGTTGGTGGAACTATCAGAATGAATAAAATACTTGGAAATGTAAGTTCGCTTATTGCTCAGTTTGGTAACTTACCACAAGCTCTTGGAAAGAATTGGAAAAATCCAAAAGCAATAATGCTTGGTCTTAAAAACTTGAATAAAAACTCCGATGCTATGAAAGCTTCTAGTTTCTTAGCAGACCGTTTCTACAATACCCCAACACAATTTATTAAGGGCAAGATACATAAAACAAGATCTGTTGCTGGTTCTGCTCTAAAAAAAGCTGATGAACTCCCAACAAGATATATCTGGAATATGTTTTATGAGTCACAAAAGACTGGTAGTGGTATAGATATGAAGGCGGTTAAGTATGCAGATGAACTAACTGAGTTAATGGTAGCTGGCAGGGGTGTTGGAGACATGGCTCCAGCCATGCAAAACAGACTAGTGGGTACAGTTTTACCCTTCTCTGTAGAGTGGGCGAACGCTTTTCATGTCATGTCTGAAATGGTAAAAAGAAAAGAGATTGGAGCGCTCTCTGCAACCCTTGTTCTCAACCACTTATTTAACAAAGGGGCTGAGGCATTAAGAGGAAGTCCTGTGTTATTTGACCCGATAGAAACTATTATAAACTCAGCAGAACAATGGGTTGGGTCAGACAAGAAAGAAAAGAATGAGGTAAGAGCGATTGGAAGACTTCTTGCTGGATTGTCTGGAGCTCACCCTATTACTCATAACTTGCTAGCAGCACTTTATCCAATAGCTAAAGGAGCTGGCGCGCCTCCTTCAAGAGAAATCTTTGGTTCTGATGACCCAACTCGGTTTGGTTCTATAAATATGTACACGGACGCATTTACTAAAGGCATACCAAATATGGCTGCTAATTTTAGTCCTGTTGGTGGTGGTAGTCAGGCAATGAAAACTGCGGGTGGTTTGAAATCTTGGTTAGATGGGTACACCACCTCTGCTAGTGGTAATGTTATGCACGAGATTGATAAAAACCCACTATCACTTGCTCAAATGGCTTTTTTTGGTAAATGGGCTACTCCTAAGTCTAAAGAGTTCTTTGATAATGATTTCACTAAACCGCTCAACAAAAAACAATCAGAAGTGTATAGACAAGCAGATCCTTCTGCGAGAAGTGCTATCTATAATGCTGCTCAGAATAAAAATAAAATTCAAGCTATGTTTGATTCAGCTAAGCCAAGTGAGGGAAATTGGTTATCTAGATTCCTTTCTAAAGAAAAGAGCACTATTCCAGATGACTTCAAACCAAGTAATAAAGCAGAAAGAGATATTCTTAAATCTTATGTGGATACTATGTTAGAAGCAGATCAAGTGCCCGCAGAGAACCATCTCAAACAGGTTTTGTTTGATACTAAATCAATTAAAACAAACATGAAAGATCGCAAATCAGTACTTAAAGCGCTCAATAGCGCTATGACGAATGAGTATTACTCAGACGAACAAAAGGCGGCTATTCTTAAAGCAAGCGGTGTAAGTCAAGATCAGTGGGAGTTCTACCGCATTGCCGCTATGGATGAGAAAGATGCACTTCGTGAGGTCTTACCAACACTTGGGGACTTATCTGACCCAGAAAATTTCAAGAGACTAGCGCTAATGAAAGCTACGCTTGGAGAGAGGGCAATTATTACAAATGAGTCAGTTCAATGGTTATACAATAACGACTACATAAACAAACAACAAATGGAAATTCTTAAAGCCCTAAAGTTTGATGAATTTACTGGTAAGTTTTACTTCAATAAGGGTAGTAAGTGGAGTGGTACTAGATCTAGTGGCACTAGGTCTAGTGGTACTAGGTCTAGTGGCACTAGGTCTAGTGGTACTAACTCTAAACCAAAGACACTCACCTTCGCACAAGCTAAATCATTCCTAGACATACCAAAACTCAATAAAATAGGTAGTATAAAACGGTTTGATTTAGGACTTGGAAAGACCGCATCGCTTATGCAAAGCGTTTCACGATATAGAAAATAAAATTGTGCTACAATAGTACAAAAATGAACAAAATCTTAAGCCTCAATCGCAAGAAAACAGTTACTCAAAAACAGTTTGATGAGCTTTCAGCTAAAGCAGCTATTGCAGACCTTATTCTAAACGAAAAGGTTGGCAAGCCATTTTTAGAGCTAATCAATACTGAGTTACGCTCGGCTGAGGAAAAAGTCTTGACGAATAGTTTGTGGGATATTCAACAAGAGGGTTTAGTGAATGGAATTAAATCCACTCTAGGATTTTCACGCAAACAGCAACTAGAAGAATTGTCTGGTCAGTACCAAGCTATTAAAAGGCTAAAAGAAACACTTTCTCATTGGGTAAATGATTTTGAACAATTAAATACGCTCGTTAGAAATGGGGAGGTACAAATTGTCGAGTAAGTTTCCAAAAAAAACAAACGAATGGATTACTGAAGATGTATCTATAGAGGTTGTTAGACCTGAAATTGATAAGAAGGGTGCTGTAAAGTACAAATCAAGGACTGAAACCTTCACTCAAAAGACAATGTACATTGACACTCCATTTAGGACTATTAAGTGTAAAGAGTGTGTCATGATGCCACATAAAGCAAATCAATTCAAATGCGAGAAATGTAATTTTTTACAGGTGGCTCATCCGCTCATTTGGAAATATGATGCAAACACAAAAAAACTTATCAGAAGGTAAACTCTCGGTAGTAGTTCCAGTGTATAACGCCAAAGAGTGTCTAAAGCAAATGCTTACCTCACTTATAGAGAATACTGACAATGTAGGCGAGATTATTTTAGTAGATGATTGTAGTGATGAAGAAACGAGAATATTTATTGATAGTCTTAGAATGAGAGATGACTCTATTATCCGTCTTATTAAGACCAGAAACCCTACACATAGCTGGTTTACGAAAAGCGTCAATACAGGAGTAAGACTTGCTCATTGCCCATACATCGCAGTTTGTAACAGCGACATCACTTTTAGCAAAGGCTGGGACAGTCTGCTAATTAAGAAACTAGAAACACACCGTATTGCTTGTCCATTTGCGAATGGAAAGAAGCTAGACTCACTTATTGAGCGTATAGATCCTGAGATGATACAAGGATCTTGTTTTATGTTTGAGAAGAAGTATCGATCAATGCTATTCCCGCTACCAGAAGTGTTAGTCCATTGGTACTCAGATAGATGGTTAGCAGACAAAGTGAATCAAATGAGTTTTGTTGGCTGGGCTGGCGAGATAAATCACCTCATAACACAATCAGGAAAAACGGTAAAAAAGGATGAGTATTACAAGGTTATTACTAAGGACCTAGTAACCTACGAACAAATGACTGGTAAGAAAGAGACGCTTATTAGGCAGGAGTTAGGCTTTTTTGGATCTTAATATGGAAAAAATACGAGGATACAAGTGTCAGCGAACGGGACTAACTGAGGGAACACTTATTTACAATAATTGGCTAAAAAACAAAGGTCTGTACAAAAAGTCATGCGAAGATGAGTTCATTAACTGGTTATACAGTAGTAGTGGTTGGTATGACAAGGAAATTTCTGGTTCGTATTTTGATATAGATGTGGACGCTGTTAGAGATAGTGAGGTGTACAAGAGATTCTTAACAGAATACGAAAAAGCTCTAAAAAAAAGCGATGTTTTTCATTTAATGGTGCATGGCGAGTATCATGTAGACCAAAGCGGATTGGAGGAGTACGCTCAAGTTTTTGGAGAAAACTATTGTTACTGGAAAGATGTTCATTACTTAAGATCATTTAAGGGCAAAACATATGTGATTGGCTCTATTGCTGATTTGATTGAGGATCAACATAAGGTGTGTGGCATAGTGACACCAGAGGGCTATTTTAATGGTAGAGATATGCGTGATCGTAATAGTTTTGAAACTATAGATAGACTATGGGATCAGATAGATAAAACCTTCGACACATACTTTGTATCTTGTGGACCAATGGGGGTATTTTTAGTGGATAGACTCTGCGAGATCGGTAAAACAGCACTCACCATTGGATCTGGTATCTACGACCTATACCCAGTTACAGGACTTAAAGAAAAACGACCAGTAGGGTGGGAAAAAATAGAAAATGGCAGATATTGGAGCAAAAAATGAATAATTTTTCCTCGAGAGCATTTCTAGGCACAAGCTACAATGGCTTATTTTGGGCTTTTTCTTTTTTTGACGGGTCATTGATCGTCAATTTTCACCAAAAAATCTTGTTTTTTAACAATATACTTATAAGAATACTAAAACTCTAGGAAACTACAATGACAAAACCAGGCAAATGCGTAATCTGCAACAACCCTACACAACCATACAAAGAAAAATCTAAGGTTTTTAGAAAAACGTGCAGCAAAGAATGTGATTCTAAGCTAAGATCGCTTAACTCAAGCAAAACAGCAAAAAACTCTCCTTGGAAAAAATACTAATTTCTTTTCTTAGGCTGATTTCGCAAAAATCTTGCTTTTCTTTAACACATCAGCCCACATTTTTTCTTTACTTTCTCTTACACCTTTCAAATTAGGTTCACGATCTAAAATAAACGGATTTGTACTATCAGAGTCTTCATTTTCCAGCTCCCAGTTAAGAGCCTCGTCAAAAGAAACTCCATACCTCTCACATAAGGTGGTAGCAACTCTATACGCAGCCTTATACTCAGAAACAGGGTGATATAAACTCGCCCGCATTAGAAGCAACTCTTCATACTCTTCAAAACTCACAAGGGCAAACACAGGAGTAGTATATTTCTTCACTATAATAGGAAGATCCTCTTGCTCAATAACACCTATTTGTTCCCTTAGTTCTCTAGTAGATAGTTCTTTCATATATACTTTCTTGAGGTACTTTTTATTGTGTACCACATTTTATTAGAAATAAGCAATGTGTGTACCACATTTTTTTAAAAATGAGCAATGTGTGTACCATTTAAAAAATAGTAGCTAAATTGGTTGATGTATCGTCCTTTACTCCCCTCGCTAGTAACATCAGGAGTCCCAATCATTTTTTATTCCTACACCCCCCCACCCCCTACCCCCCCCAACACCTATCTTACCCACTCTCACACACGCCCTACGCCTTGATACACCAATCTAAAATATACTATTGACAATATTCAAATTATGTGGCATACTGTATCTAATATTACATAATAGAAAGGACATCATGTCAGAGGAACAGATGAGGGCTATATATGAAAGCCCGCTATATCAATCTTATTTTATTGACTATGTGAATAGTAGTGAGGAAGTGGACGATCTTATGGAAGAGATAGAAAGAGAGTTGGAAAAAGAACGATACAAGGGGAAAAATAACTAAAAGTATACGTTATTTGGCGGCTTTTTTGTTAGCCATGATAGTTAATGCGGTCTTGACAATATCTGGAGAAATAGTAAAATTATTATTCTGTGTTAATGTTACAGGCTCACTAGTATATCCGTGTTTGCTCTTGAGTAAAAACTGTGCGAAGCCTGCGTTAGCTCTATTATAAGTTGCATCATCTAATAGCTGCGCTTCTTGTAATTGAAGAATCTGATCTAATAATTTGCGCACCTCTGGTTTGTCGTTTGCTATTCTATAGAGTCTTGATTGTTCAATATGATGATCTCGGCAGAAACCGGCAACGGTGGGCAATTTTGGATGTTCTGGGTCTACCTTTTCAAACTGTTGTAAATACTTAGTAGCGCAGCTAGTCAAGTAATCGACCGTGTACTTAGTCTTGGCTAAACTTATTTTCTGCCTGGTGGCTTGTGAAACTGGTAGCCCTTTGGTGCTCATAGTAATATTGTAATATACGTGCTCTTTTTTGTGTCACTAATGACACAACTCACGATATAGGGTAATTATAACAACTTACCTCAAGGAAATCAAGTAGTAAAGTAGTAATACTGTTTTAACTATTGACAATTGTAAAAAAGAATGGTATACTATGTGTAGTATTAAATAATGAAAGGATCAAAATGACAGAAGAAGCACAGAAGCTATTTAATGATAGCGAACTCTCCAACTATTATGACTCTATTGAAGACATGATCGCCGATGAAGACGGCGAACTTCAAGACAACATGCACGAGATTGCAGATAGTAATGTGGATGTTTATTATCACGACATCTACAAATCACTGCCCGAGGTAGTGGACTATATCGAGCAAGCACGATAAGAGGGCTTGATTAATGGTAGCGAGTCAATCGACAAGCAAATACAAATTGGGCAATATGTACGCAACCTCGAGCAGATTAAAGAGGAGTATAACGAGATAAAAGAGGCGTTCGAATAAAAATAACACCAAGAAAGGACGAAATGTCTAAAAAATACAAACTTACTGAAACAACTAAAACAGAATCTGGCAAAACTCTTTTTCAAATACAAGCTATCACTTCATTTGGAAATGTAGTAAAAGGAGAGTTAGGAGGATTTATAGAAAAAGAAGACAATCTTTCTCAAGAGGGTTTAGCTTGGGTTTTTGATAATGCTAAGGTTTATGAAGATGCTTTCGTTTACGAAAATGCTCAAGTTTCTGAAGATGCGTTAGTTTTTGGAAAAGCTCAAGTTTTTGGAAATGCGTTAGTTTTTGAAAATGCTTTAATTTACGAAAATGCGTTAGTTTTTGGAAAAGCTCAAGTTTTTGGAAAAGCTTTCGTTTTTGGAAAAGCGTTAGTTTTTGAAAAAAAGAACTACTGCTAAGAGAATCCTCAAGAGATAGTATAAAAGAGTAAAATAATAAAAGGATTACATGAAAATTAAACGTGAAAAAACAAATAGAGGCTGGAAGGTTACCCTTGAATATAGGGGCACAGTGTATCAATCAGAAAAGAAAACAATGGCAGAGGCTATGAGAGAGGCGTTTTCATTAGTAGAGCTTAACTAGCTATTGACAATTTTCAAAAATTGTGCTATAGTATAAACAGTATAAAATAATGAAAGGATCAAAATGATTAGAGAAAAACTTGAAGAAAAATTTTTTGAACATCTTGAAGAAGAAGGCATAGAGTTCAATGAATACGAAACACTCCCAAATGGCGATATAACAAGCTACGTCAAAGATGAGTACCTACGCATTTCTGTTGAAGATATGTGCGATTATCTTGGCATGGATGATTGGGTCAAGCAGTGGACTATAGATTTAATTGAAGAAGAAGAGAGCAGAATGATCGACACTGATACAGAATACGGTATGGTGAGGCCTAGCAAAAACACTAAAGAAAGTGAGGTTTTATGACACTGAACGAAAAAATCAAAGAATTAAGTACATTGAATAAAAATAAACTTAGTTTCATTCAATATGAGGTAACTGGCTGGGAGGTTCATTCTTACGCAGATGATTCTCCTCTATCCCACGAAAGAAAGTATCCTAGATTAAACGATACAGATTTTGAAACATTGATAGACAAAGCTCTCGCATACACTAAAAACGAACTAAAAAGAACGGAGGCACAATGAACATACAACAAAGACGAGGCGGGTTTTATTGGAAGGAAAGTACTCCTTACCTATCCGTAACAACAGTACTGCAAGTAATAGATAAGCCAGCACTCAGGTACTGGTATGGACAAGAGGTGTATCGAGCTATGCTTGTCGATCCAACACTAAACGAAAATGACGCCCTCTCTGCCCCATACCGATCTGGAGAAAAGGCAAAAGATCGTGGTACTACCGTACACAGTATTGTAGAGGCATATAAGCGCACTGGAGAAAGAATCGAAGATATTAGCGAAAACTTCAAAGGATATGCTGCAGCATTTTATGACTTCATGCGAGATTTTAATGCTGATCTAATTGAACAAGAAAAGACGCTTATCAGTCAAGAGTATAAAATTGCGGGCACGCTTGATGTGTATGTTGATATTGGCGGCGTTAGATACATTATAGACATAAAGACTGGTAAAGACATCTATCAAGAGGCAGGTATTCAATTATCAGCGTACGCACAAATGATGCGGGACAACGATAAAAAAGTTGATGGAATTGCGGTCTTACTACTTGAAACAGGCGCAGATAAGCTGCCAACGGGGAAATATAAGTTTCAAACTATGACCGAAGATTTTGACGCATTCTTAGCAGCTAAGAAATTATACTGCTACTTGAATCGAGAAAAATTATTAAAAATTGGATACGAAGGGTAAAAATGAGTAAAATAAGTGATACTTATTTGGTGGCTGGCCTAATGATAAAAGGATTTTCGCCTAGAGAGAGAATATTGGATGGCAATAAAGTCTACTTTATTTTTGATAATAGCCAAGAAATTGAAGAACATATTGAAGATTATAAGAACAGTCGCATGGAAGTAGTGGCTAGTGATTATGCGGATATGGTGAGGCGATTGAAGGGGTTGGTCTGGGAGACAATCAATAGCAAAAAGGTACTCTACAAATGAGCATAGTCTTAAGACCGTATCAGAAAAAAGTAGTCGAAAAGATGATTTGGGCTAGAGGGTTGCCAGGCAACGATCTGCTTTCGATATGTCAAGGTGCGGGAAAATCAGTGATCATCGCAGCGTTTGCGGAAAAATTAGGCGAGCGAGTGCTTGTGCTTGCGCCAAATAAAGAACTTGTAAGCCAAAACCTAGAGAAGTTGCAGTCAGTAACTGATGATGTGAGTGTGTATTCAGCGGGACTTAATAGCAAAGACGCAACAGGCAAGATTGTCATTGGCACAATCCAAAGCGTTGTTAAGAATCCTGAGCTATTTACCGATATTAATGTGGTTATACTCGATGAGTGCGACTTATTGCCCATAAACAAAGAGAGTATGTATTCTAAAACATTTAAAAAAATGGGGGTTAAGAAAGTGTATGGATTGACTGGTTCTCCCTATAGGCTTGATAGTTTTTATAGAAGGCCTGGTGGCTGGAGTGGATACACTGGATCAGTTTGGCAGAAAGCACAGTTAGAAACGGTAACATGCCTGAAAATGATAAATAGGTTTAAAAAACCATTCTGGCATAGAATGCTTGGTGTTATTAACACAAAGCAACTTCAAGAGGCTGGGTATATTGGTGAGCTACGCTACAAAGATGTGAGTATCGTAACCCATGACCAAATACCAGTGAATAAAAGCAAAACTGATTTTGACCTAGACGCATTTGATGAGATGTGTCACGATGCCACAAGTAGTATTGCTAACTTTATTCGAAACCTACCACATAAACAAACGCTAGTGTTTTGTAGTTCTATCTCGCAAGCAAATGCATTAGAACGGCTTATTGAAGGCTCGGTGGCTGTTACTAGCCAAACAAGTGCAAAAAACCGAAAAAAAGCTATTACAGACTTCCGTGAGGGTACTATTAAAGTGCTGCTAGGTGTGGCAATCTTTATAGCAGGCTTTGATGTACCCTCTCTGGACTCAATCGTAAGCCTTAGACCAACAAAGAGCTTAAGAATTTGGAGTCAATTACTTGGGCGTGGCACTCGCAAGGCTGAAGGAAAAACGTATTGTACTGTGTATGACCTTGTAGGTAACATAAAGTCGCTTGGTACTCTAGAGAGTATAGAAGTGAAGAAACTAGCTACTGGCTGGAATGTACTTACCTCAACCTATCCAGAAGGGATGAATGGCGTTGAACTCTATTCACACAAACTACAGAAGCCAAAAATAGAGAAAGTGAAATACTATGATAATGTTTATTATATTAAGACTACTTGATATATGTTCTACTCTACTTTCAGTAGGAGAGTTTGGGGTTGAGTTGGAAGTGAACCCTGTGAGTAGGTTTTTGTTAGAGCATGGAGTATTCTTCTTTATTTTCTACCAATTAATTTTTATTTTCATTCTCAATGAGTTTTTACTACGGTTTAACAGTCGAGCTACTCGTTTGGGTATGACTATATTCAACGCAATTACTATGGTGGTTGTTGCCACCAACTTCACCAGCTACTCTATTGCAAAAGGAATGTTGTGATTAACATAGACGACCTACAAAAGTTTATAGCAGAGGCAGAAAGAGAGTTTGGTAAGAATATCGCAGTCCTTGCTAGTGGTAGTAAAACTCTAGATGTTGCTGTTATCCCTACAGGGATCGAAAATATAGATAAAGCGCTCGGTATTGGCGGTATCCCTAGAGGCAGAATTACTGAAATAGTAGGTCATGCTGGAGTTGCGAAAACCACACTGTGTTTACACACGGTAGTTCAAGCACAAAAGATGGGCGTTGGGTGTTTGTATGTAGACATGGAACACGCCCTAGATCCAAAGAGAATGGCTCATCTTGGTGTTGATTTGGATAGACTCATTATTAGTCAGCCAGATACCGCAGAACAGGCTCTAGAACTTATAGAAATGGGTATGAACAGTGGTATGGGGCTAGTTATAGTGGATTCTGTTGCAGCGCTCATTCCACAAACAGAGGTTGAAAAGGGGTATGGTGATAGTGTTATGGGAGTTCATGCTAAGTTGATGAGTCAGGCAATGAGAAAATTAGTGTCACCGTGCCACAAAAATAACACTGCCTTAGTATTCATTAATCAATATCGATCGGGTTTTAGTAGTTATGGGGCAACTAAAGTACCTACTGGTGGAGTCGCTCTAAAGTTCTACAGCAGTCTTCGTATTGAAATGAGTGTTATTGGGAAACGAAAGTCTGGTGATGAGTGGCTTGCCGATAAAGGTAAAATGGTCGTTTTAAAGAACAAATTAGCAACACCGCACACTGTTACCACTTATGAGATAGGAAAAGACGGAATTGATGGTACTAGCGAGCTGATTGATGTACTTATTAGTGAGGGTAAGATAGAAAAAGCAGGGGCATGGTTTAAGGTTGACGGTGTTGCAGTTGCAAAAGGTAAAACAGGACTTATGGAAAAACTAAAAGACAAAGCGTTTAGAGAAAAACTCGGATTGACAAGCTAGAACATTTTTAGTATTATACAAGGCATTCGTTTTGGTTTTAATCAAAAGTTAGTACGAAAACGCAATCTAAAAAGCCCCACTTATATTGGGGTTTTTTTGTTTGTGTTATTTTTTTAGGGAAATGCTTAAGTATTCTTAAGAAGATTGGTTTGATTAAATAATATCTAGTTGATTTTCTAAGTAAAATATGAAACAGTAGAGATTGTCTCATTTAATGATGAGCCAGCACTACCATAAGTTGGGGAATTAACCCCAAGCCCTTTTGCCAAACAGGGCGTGCAACCTAAAGAAGTGATATAATACAGTTTAATAGAAGCAACCGCTTCTATCACATGCCATCCTTTTTAAGTTTGGCAAAAACTTCTTTAGGGAGGTTGGCAGGTGATAGAGGCGGTTTTTTGTATCTCATTATGCTTACAAGGTAAAAAAGATAAATATGATTAAAAGTAAGACACACAGAAATGGAGGGTGAATTATGAAAACACTTGTAAAAATGAGCTTCAACCCAGACATAGCAAAAGATGTGGGAACAGATGCGGCAATTATTCTTGAAAACATAGCTTATTGGATAGATAAAAACCAAGCAAACCAGATGGATAGAGATAATAAAAGCTCTTTCCATAATGGAAAATGGTGGACATACAATTCAGCACTCGCTTTTTCAAGACAGTTTGTTTGGCTTAGTAAAAAACAGATAGAGAGAATTATCAAAAAACTAGAAGAAAAGAACTATTTAGAAAGTGGAAACTTCAACAAGGTTAAATATGATAGAACAAAATGGTATGCACTCGGCAATAACCCATTTCTCGAATCCTACATTTCCATTTCCCGAAATCGGGAAATCGAAACGACTATAAAGAGAAATCAAAGCGACAGAAGTGTCGCACCTATACCTAATAGTAATACAGATTATAAGAGTGTGTGTGGTAGCCCCCACACACAAGAAAAGAAATCCGACAAGGAAGTAACCATTTCCGATGTTTTTAATAGTTGTAAGCCTTATTTTAAATCGATTGCTGTAAGACATGGATTGTATGAGTCTGAAGTTGCTCGTACTGCTGAGAACCTAGCTAGTTACATGACGGCTAATCAAAAATGGGTTGCGAAACCCTACGCACTCCTCAACTCTTGGGTGTCGGAAGATGTTTCTAAAGGTAAGTATGATTCTGGTGGAAGGAATAGATGAACTACCTAGAAAAACGCAGGCGTTATAAGGTTAAAAAAGAATTACGTAGAACTAAACCTTGGTTGATGGGTGATAGGCTTGAGCAGGAAGTAGACAGAGTTCTTGGTATTGCTGATTCAGGAGTGATGGACTGGGCAACACTGGTTGAGTCAGGGAAACCTACCTCTGATTACCCAACTAAAGACTCAATTAAGCAAGAACACATTAGAAGTGTTGCAAGGGAGTTTGGTGTTAGACCCTACCAGCTCTACTGGTTCTTTACTCAAAAGCTAAACAAACTAGACGCTGCTGGTAGAACTAAGTCAGACTACATGGCTGTTCTTAGAGAGTGTGCCACGGTGACACTAAAAAAGAGTATGTCAGATGAGGAAAAAATTACTGCCGCAACCATGTTTGCTCAGTTTGCTAACACGCCAATCTCAAGAATTGATGCAGAAATTATGCTTGATGAGGGTAAGTTGTAAACCACCACTAGGCTAAAGACCTAGTGGCTTGTAACTCCCCTTGCGGGGGCTACGATTGGCAGGTTTACTTTTGCCAATTGAGCGATGTTAATCGCTCCGTTTAGGTCGGCGTGGACGGAGAAGCCACACGACTTACAAGAAAAGTTTGATTGATTTTTACGATTATGTTTAGCAACATAACCACAATTAGAGCATTTTTGAGAAGTATAGTGAGGGTCAACAGCTTTCAAAACAATCCCCGCAAGTTTGGATTTGTATTCCAAAAATCTTCTCAACTGATTAAACGCCCAAGAAGAATATTGTCTCCGTTGGCTTTTTCTAACAGTTGCTCTTTGGCGTATTCCCGTCAAGTTTTCAATGGCAATACTCAAAGAGTGCCTTTTAGCCTTTTCAACAATCTTCTTGCTAATGTTGTGGTTTATCCAAGTTCTAAATCTGCTTTCTTTACCAGACAATTTTTTAAGATGTCTTTTAGCAGATTTACTTCCACATTTTTGCAAAGCAGATTTAAGTTTATCAAGTTTTATTCTTTTCTTTTCCACCCCCTTTCCCGAATAAAACTCACCCTTACTATCAACAGCAAGATTAACTACTCCCAAATCAACTCCAAGAAAATCTTTGCTTATTTTTTGGGGTGGTTCTGGAATATCTACAATAGGCATCAAATAAAAGTTTCCATTTTGATAAATAAGGTCTGCTTGTCCTCTACGGGGAAACCGAAGTTTAATTTGTTGATATTCTCCAAAAACAATGGGAATAACTTGTCTGCCTTCCAAAGTAAGAATAGAAACCTTTTCAAGTCCCTTCCAAGAAAAAATACGCTGGTCATAAACAATAGCTCCATATTTAGCAAACTTATGAGGTTTTTTAAGTTGAAGTTTTTTATTTCTCGCCACTTTATATGCATCGGCAACTTTACCCACCACTCTTACTGCCATTTGAGAAGAAAGGTTAAATCTTTTACGGATTTCGTAGTAACATTTATGGTGGATTTTTACCACAGAAGCAGTTTTATTCTCAAAAGCTATTTGAGAAACAAAATTACAGGCATCATTGTATGTCTTAATCGTTTTCAAAAGAACATCTCTTTGTTCTTGTGTCGGAATAAGTTTAACTTTAATAGACAATTGCATATAGAGTTATATTATCATATACTAAAAGAGGATACAGGCCAATTCCTCTATCGGGCTAAAGACCTGATAGTTTCTTTGGCTTATATTGTATGAACTACATTGCAAGAACAATACCAGAACTAGATTATGTAAGACGCTACAAAGACTCATTTACTTTCATATCACCACCAAAGATTGATTTAGAGTTTATGCCAGACTCGCTGTACCTGACCGCTGAGGAGAAAATAGGAGAACTTATTGATCGGTTTACTGAGGTTAAGTCTCGGTTTACTAACAACTATCGCTACATAAAAAATGTTGCTGTTGCTGGAAAATGGGACAGCGACAGCGTCTTTTTCTGGAGCTACCTTGAGGGTATAGCCTACGAGGAAACAAAAATAATTAAGAAATGGCTTCGATATTGGAGCAGGCTCTATGAGTTAACAACAAACGAGAAGCTCATAGAATACCCTAAAAACAGCTTAAGCGATGATGATATACAAAGAGCTAGGGAGTTTCCAATCGAAGACCTTTTTGAGGGTGATCTAAAGCGTGTAGGCAATAAATTTGTAGGACTATGTCCGTTTCACAGCGAGAAAACACCCTCTTTTACTATTTTCTCTGATAATAAATACCGATGTTTTGGTTGTGGTGAGTATGGAGATGCTATTAGCTTTATTCAAAAAACAAGAAACATAGACTTTGTAACAGCAGTCAAGGAGCTCTCATGAAACACCAGAAAAGATTAGCCGAGATTATTGCAAACAAAGCTGTAAGCGATGTTTCATCAGCCCCTCTTGAAATAAATATGGGGAATGAGAGTGTTGAAGACCTCTTAAGAGTAAAACACTACCCAACACTCAAGATTGGAATTGATAAACTAGATAAAGGCGGTGTTCCTACAGGCATGAACCTAATAGCAGGCCAATCTGGTGCTGGTAAGTCTTGGTTTATGACTTATTTAGTGTACGTTGCTTGGGAGTTGAATGGACTGCGTAGCGCTATCTTCTCTCTTGAAATGGATTACCAAGGTATTAAAAAACGCATGCTCCAGAGTTATTCCAATATGTCGTATGAAGACTTTTTGTATGCTACAGACTTCTCGCTGGGTGTTTCAAAAATAAAACAGATACAACCAACAATCATTGACTATACTCAATCAGACAATCAAATAACCACAAGCGGTTTTCTAGATAAGTTTAAAGAGTTATATGACAAAGGGATTAGAGTATTTTTGTTCGACCACTTCCACGAAATCCCAGGAGCTTCTGTGAATGATAGAAACCAACAGGTGTCTGAGGAATGGGGAGAGGTGTTTAAGTTTATCAGAAACACCTACGATGATGTTTGGATGTTTATTCTTGTTCAATCCAACAAAGAGGGCTATAAAAAAAAGATCATCAAAAAAGAAGACATGGCTGGATCAGTCTCAGTTGTAGCAAAGTGCGACTTTTTTTTATCTATCAATAGAACAGAAGACCCTGAGAAAGAAGGACATATTGAGTCAAAAGAAAAAACAGTCAAGATTTGGGTTGATAAGTCAAGAAGAACTGGAATGGATAAATACATTTCACTTGCAATTTTGACTGAAACAGGAATGTTTGTAGACTCTGCAAGAAAAGGTATACAAGACTATGTCGATCCAGAAAAACAACTATCACTGTAAAAACTACTATCTCCTCACCCCAGAAGAACTCGATAATACTATCGAGAAGATTCGAGAATGGTTTTTGTATCATTATGGACATCCAGAGTATGCAAGAGTTGAGTTTGCGCTCGATGTCGCACTGTGCGCAAAAGAGCTTGAAAAAGATGATTTTGTCCTTGCAATTATTCAAGCATTAATGTAAAATACATTACAGTACCAACAAAGGTGTTAAGACGCCAAGAAAGATACAAATGCCAGAACTACAATTTGGAGAAATTTTCTCTACAGGGTATTCAAAATTCACCAAACTAAAGAGTAAAGGTGATAAAATCCAATTTAGAATTGTTAAAGCCCCATTTTATGATGGAAAGCACTTTCTCAAAGACGAACAAGGCAACTGGAATATAGTCCCCTGTCCTCGCATCAATGAGGGAAAAGAGTGTGAGATTTGCAACAACTATTTCAAAGTTTTAGCAAAAGCTAAAAAAGATGCTGTCGATCAAAAAGAAAAAGATCGTCTAACGAAACCATTTAAGCCAACAATTTCTTTTTACTTTCCTATTATTAACCGAGAAACTGGTCTTTTTGAGGTGTTCCAAACAACTAAGTCTGTTCGAGACAAAATCGAAGATCAAATTCAACTTGGTGTCAAAATTTTAGATCGAGACATTATTGTTATTCGCACCGAAAAACCCGGAGCTGATTACTATTCCCTCTCTGTAGTGGATAGTGCTGAAACAAAAGCTCTTAGTAGCTCAGAACAGCAAGAACTAGCTAAAGGTAAGGACATTGATTTAAGTGAGTTCATCTACGGTACAGAAGAGGAAGACACAAGCATAGCTGTAGAAACAAACATTGAGGACGAAGATGAGGAAGATGTACCATTTTAGCTATGGTAGGTCGGAAAAGTAATTAGAGGGGTCTAATGCTTAATAGATAGGCGACTTAAAAAGTAGGAATGCACATAAAAACACAACTGCACAAAGCAAAAACAAAAGAAGCTCTTGAAAAGAGAAGAATAACATTCGCTCGTTATCCTAAGTACAGATTGCGATGGATAAGTAATAATGAGAAAAAGAGTTTTAATACCACTAAAAAGGGTGCTTTCTTAAAAAGACTCCAATCACTAGAAAAAATAGATAAAGTTTGGTTTGAGATAGAGTTCAAGAAAAAAGAAAAAGCGTTGTTTAAGTACGACGAGGGCAAAACCTACGATGAGTTCAAGAACCAGTCTGTAGTGTATACCAACACAGCTCAAGCTCTTAAAGACGCTCGCATTTTCACCGCCAAATCAGAAATGCTAGACTTCCTATGAATGATTACCTAGATAAATACCACCCAAATGTTCTTTCAGAGTTTGAAAATGTAAGTCACGATGACACATTCAAGCTCTGGGAGAAGCTCATCAAGGTAGTTAAAGTACAAAACACTTCTTTTCTCATTGTTGGCAAACTCTTGAAAGAGTTTCGAGACAAACAGTTATTCAAACAACTAGATTATGAAAATTTCACCCAGTTTCTTTCCTCAGAGGAACTGGGTTTTTCTCGTGAATCAGCCTACCGCTATATCAGAACTTTTGAGTATTTTATAGAACACTTAGAGTTGTCTATTGAAGAAGTGAGTAAAATGAACCCAGGAAGACTCTATATGATGTTGCCTGAGCTTAAAAAGATTGAAAATAAAGAACAAGTGATTGAACAAATAGATAAGATGAATGGACTTCGCCATGGAGATTTTATTCGTGAGATCAAAGGAAAATTAGAAAATGGCGGCAAACCTTCTGTTTATTGGAGTGATGAACAAGAAAGTTGGATTGTTTCTTACCACCCAAATATAACTATCTTACAATCGCTAGATGACTACCAAAAAAATAACACTAACTAAAGCTAAGAAAAAAGCGTGGACTGAGTTTAGTCGATTTATTCGCATTAGAGATTCTCTTAAAACAGTGGGTAACACGAAACAATGTGCTTGTATTACTTGCGGAAAAATCTGTCCAACACTAGGACGATCCTCCATTCACGCAGGACATTTCATTCCAGGAAGAAAAAATGGCGTTTTATTTCATGAAGACCTAGTTCATGGTCAGTGTGGTGTTTGTAATATGTGGAAAAAGGGCGACTGGGTTACTTATGAACAGAAAATGGTTGAAATGTATGGTAGAGACAAGGTTGAGGAGTATAAACTTCTCGCTTTTCAAACAGTCAAATATACAGTCGAAGACCTACAAGAGATTGAGGCTAAATATAAAAAGAAGGCAGATTCACTTCTAAATTCTTAATTGACAATTTTCAACATAAATGGTATAACTTTAGTTAAGGAGAAAACGTATGAGAGAACTATCAGTAACACAGTACGCAAAAGAGAAAGGCATTACTAGAGCTGCGGCGTATTTACGCATTAAAGCAGGTACAGTTAAGTACAAAAAAATAGGTAATATCATCATCATACTAGAGGAAGATCATGAAACTACTAACGACAAGCGAAATGGCTGATTATTTAAGAGTGAACTACCATTCTCTGAGGAGATCTTTGAGTAGAGGTGACTATAAAGATATGCCAATCGAAAAGCTCAACAAATATAGAAGCAGGCTTTTTGATAAAAACAAAGTAATGGCTTGGATTGAAAAAAATTTTAATAACACCAAGAAAGAACGGTTATGTTAAATCGTAAAAATACAGGTAACTGTAACTCAGGTAAATTCAACTCAGGTAGCTTCAACTCAGGCAACTGGAACTCAGGTAGCTTCAACTCAGGTGCCCGTAACTCAGGCAACTGGAACTCAGGTAGCTTCAACTCAGGTAGCTTCAACTCAGGTAGCTTCAACTCGGTAAACTATAACTCAGGTGCCCGTAACTCAGGTAATTTCAACTCAGGTAACTTCAACTCAGGTAACTTCAACTCAGGTAACTGTAACTCAGGTAACTTAAACTCAGGTAACTTAAACTCAGGTAACTGTAACTCAGGAAACAGGAACTCAGGTTACTTCAACTCAGGAAACCATAATTCAGGATCGTTCAATACTAATGAACCAAAAATGAGGTTATTCAATAAAGATTTAGATATGACTGTTTCAGAGTTCTACAAAAAGTATTCTTTATATATGGACTTACCTCTTACTAAATGGGTTTGTCAAGAAGATATGACAGACGAAGAGAAAAAAGAGGTTAGTTGTTGGGAAACAATGGGTGGGTATCTTAAAACACTAGATTTTAAGGAGGCGTGCAGAATATGGTGGGCTGAGAACGAAAAAGAACATGAAAGATTTTTAACACTACCAGGATTCGACGCAGAAATATTTTTTGAAATTACTGGTATAGATGTGAGAGAAAAAGAAGAAACAGTTGAAATAGCTGGTAAGAAATATAACAAAGCTGATTTTGAGCAAGCAATTAGAGACTTAAAAGAGGTTAAATAATATAGCCGAGAAGAAAAAAATAAGTATAAAAACAGTAAAAACTATCAAAAAAAAGTTAAACATATGAAAATCAGACAAGGAGACATTATTTTCTCAAAAATAAATGAAGAAGTTGGTGGCAAGCAATTAAACAAACTTACCATAGCAAAAGGAGAGTTCACGGGGCATAATCATGTTTTGATTGCAGAAGCAGGATCAAAAATTTATGGCGATAAAACTAAATTTACAGTTAAAGGTAAAGCTAAGCTAGTACACCCAGAACACGACACTATACACTTTACTTCAGGAACTTACATTGTAAGTTTTGAGAGAGAATATGATTATCTAGAGAAAACCTTGAAAGCTGTTCAAGATTAAAATGATTTAGAAAGGATTTATGGCAATAATCAATAAACTAACGCCAGAACAAAAAGCTAAAATACCAGAATTTATTGAAAAATATGTTTCTCTAGCCTCTCAACCAACCAATAGGGTTAAAGCAACAAAAGCAGTACAAGACTTATATGAGAATGCTGGGTTTAAAAAACCTATTGTTATTTTTGGTCAATCTCCACTTGCTACTGCCAATATGGCTTTTATGACCAAGATTTTATTTGAAAACAAATTAGTAAAAGATGGTAGTTATCTTAGCAATGAGCTTAATAGTCATATTTATAGTCAGCTTCATATTCAGCTTCGTAGCCAGCTTAGTAGTCAGTTTGATAGTCAGCTTTATAGTCAGCTTTATAACCAGCTTGATAACCAGCTTTATAATCAGCTTAATAATCAGCTTTATAACCAGCTTGATATTCAACTTGATAATCGGCTTCGTAGCCAGCTTATTAACCAGCTTCGTAGCCAGCTTAGTAGTGAGCTTCATAGCCAGCTTCGTAGCCAGCTTTATGGTCAGCTTCACAGCCAGCTTCGTAGTCAGCTTAATAATCAGCTTATTAATGAGCTTCGTAGTCAGCTTGATAACCAGCTTGATAGCCAGCTTCATAGTCAACTTGATATTCAACTTGATAATCAGCTTCGTAGTCAGCTTAGCAACATAAATAGTAATTGGTTACTGGTTTTCTGGTGGTTAGTTTGGGCGGGATGGTACGACTATGCAAAATATATTGGAGTAAAATTTGATAATAAAATCTTTAAGATATTCATGGATTTTGTTACCAATGTTTCGTTTATTATTCCTTATTATGGAATTGCCTTTGTCTCAGAAAACCCACAGATAGAATGGAAGGAAGGAAAACTACACTCTGAAACAGGTATGGCGGTTAAATATGCCGATGGTTGGGGAATGTATAGCCTTTATGGGGTTATATTTAAAGAAAAGCTGTATAAGAAAGTAACCAGTAAACGAGCAACCTGTAAAACCATTCTAAACATTAAAAATATGGAGCAAAGAATGGCAGCATTAAAACTTCATGGAGTGGAGAAGATTATTGAACAAGCTACTTTGCTTGATAAAAGCAAAAGAGGCAATGAGCTTTATCTGTTAAAGAATGTTTTTTCACAAGACGCCTACTTTCTAAAATACACTTGTCCGAGTACGGGCAGGGTTTACTTCTCAGGAATTGATCCAGAAGTGGGAGAAAAGAAAGATGCAGATTTAAGTATGAGCTGGAAACTCAATCTTACAAAGGAAGAATACAATAATTTAGAAATAGAGTCTTAGTCCTCTAACTCAGCCTTTAATAGGAGCTTGAGATTAGGAGATTAAAAACGCTTATTTGAGCAAGTAAGAGATATTTAATTAAAATAATATAGCCAAAAGGCAGAAAGGATCTTAATGCAAAACACAATTACAAATGCGTCATCAGAAATTAAAATAAGCCCGATTATGGTGGTGTTAAATAATCAACAAAGATTACTTAGTCAATTAAACGAAGAAGTTGGAGAATTGATTAAGAAAATAGACATTGTATCAAGTCAGATTGAAAATGGGCAACCTGAACAAAAAGAACCAATAATCCCTACTGGTTCGTCTCAATTATTTAATATGGTACAACAACACAATAACCAGATTGAAGAATTGTTAAATAAATTAATAGAAACAAGAGCATATTTGGAAATTTAATTAAAAATTGAAGCAATAAAAGAGTAAAATGAAAGTTCTTAGTCTATTTGACGGAATATCTTGTGCTAGAGTGGCTTTGGAGAGAGGTGGAATTAAGATTGATAAATATTATGCAAGCGAAATAGATAAATACGCTATCCAAATTGCACAAAAGAATTATCCAGACACAATCCAGCTTGGGGATGTTAGAGAAATATCACTAACTAAGTATCCAGAAATTAACAATCCTGATTTATTAATTGGTGGCTCGCCTTGCCAAGACTTGTCGATTGCTAAAAAAGACCGCAAGGGATTAGATGGAGAAAAAAGTAGTCTATTTTGGGAGTATGTCCGTATCTTAAAGGAAGTAAAACCTAGATTTTTTGTGCTGGAAAATGTGTCAAGCATGCCAAAGAAAGATAAAGAGATAATCTCGCAAACTTTAGGCGTAGAACTCGTAATGATAAATGCGGCACTTGTATCAGCCCAGAACAGAAAAAGGCTATTTTGGGTTGGGTCAAGATTCGGTGATAAATATGTCAAGGTTGATATACTACAACCAGAGGACAGAGGTATTTTGCTCAAGGATGTTTTAGAAGAAAATGTTGATGAAAAGTATTTTTTACAAAATGTTGTTTTAATTGGTTCTCAATCTAACATTAAAAAAGAACTTAATTTTATTGGTGGGATTAGGAATAAGGATTGGGCCAAAGATGGCAAAAATTATTCAAGAAATTTTGGTCAAGGAGACAGGGTTTATTCACCTGAAGGAAAATCAACTACACTGTCTGCTCTCGGTGGTGGTAGGGGTGCAAAGACTGGGTTGTATGCAGTAGCACTACGCAATCGTGGAGAAGGCAAGAAGCCAGAAATAGGTGGTGATAAGGCAAACGCGCTAACAACAGTTCAAACCGATTCAATGGTGATGAATGACTATGTAATTAGAAAACTAACCCCCATAGAATGTGAGAGACTTCAATCGTTAGATGACAACTACACAGAAGGTGTAAGTAATACACAAAGATATAAAATGTTGGGAAACGCTTTTAATGTAGAAGTAGTCAGGCATATAATAAGTTTTATGAAATTTTAATTAAAAATAAGTCAGGGGTGCGCATTGACTCATACACGCACAAGTACAGTAGCACTGTATTGACCACTGGTTCGGAGGTCGCTGGAGTAATACTCAATAATCCAGGGTGAGTTTTTTAAGTAAGATTCAGAAACGATCCTCTCTCCGAGCCAGTATTGAGTACAGTAGTAAAAAAAATAACACCAAGAAAGAACGAAATGTCTGATGTTTTAGAAAAAATCAAAATGGAGGGAGATAAATATAAGTTCAAGGCAATGGGTATGCCAGCTCTTCTTTTGAGACACCCTGAGTTAAAAAATTGGTGTGGTTATGTTGGGGTTGTGAGTGCCAGTATCTTATATAAAGTTAATTATACACATTGTTGCGATTGTGAATTTTGTGGAGCTCCTGGCTATGTTAAAGAATTGTCTAATATCACAGTTCATGGAGGTTTGACCTATTCTGGTTTTAGGGAAAATGATGATGTTTGGTATTTTGGGTTTGATACTTCTCATTTTGGAGATTGGCACATAAATCTTCCGAACATTCCAGCTTTTTCGGAATATGTTTACAGGGATAAAGAATACTGTATAGATCAATGTATTAGTCTGGCTAAACAATTAAAAGCAATAGAAAAAAAATATAGCCCCGCACCCAATAAATAAAAGGAAAACTAAAAAGCAGCACAAAAAATATCAGTAAGAGAAATGGTCTTAATGACAAACAAAGCAAAAGTAGTGAAAGATGGCAATGATTTGTGGCTTATTATAGATTCTGATGAAGGTGGAGTAGCTTTTCCGATTAAAGAGGACGAAATTGATCTGATCATAGAAGCATTAAAAGAATACAAGAAAGCACAATCATAACTTAAAGCTGATATACTTCCACGACTAAATAAGTGTAGGCTTTCTAGCTTATTGATAAGCAAGAAGTCCAAGCAAAGCCTGAGCAATGACAGCACACTCCTCGATAGTTAGATTTTCATGCACTTCTTTATGACAGGAAACGCAAAGAGGAAGTGCATTTTCTAATGTGTGCAACTTGTGAATAACTTGTGGAAAGTGATCGAGGGCGACTCCAATGGGTAGACGATGATGTACTTCAAGGTATGAGGGTTTGCACTTGCTCTTATGCTTGCCACACCTAGCACAGCAAAAGTTGTTTTTTTCGAGTGCCTTGAGTTTAGTTTCAAAGTCGAAGTTATATGGTTTTCTTCGACGAGACATTTGTCTAGTCCTCAGTTTCTTCTATAATCAAGCTGCTTTCTAACCATGTCTTAAAGAACAAAACATCTTCTGGGTTTAGTATGAATACCATAGACTCAAGCTCGTTCATGAGAGCAGTCATAAAAAAGGCATCCGCTAAATCTCCAATCTTGCCAAAGAATATTCTCTCAGCATTCATATCATCGACATTCTTGCCAAGTTGAAAGTATCCTCTAATCATTTTCTCGTGCGGTGCTATGTTTATGTTCATTTTTTTTTAAT